CTCGGAAAAGGAAGTACCAAAGATAAACCTAGGTCTTGAAGAAAAATATAAAGAACAAAAAGTTGAAGATAAAACAGTCAGAGCAGAAGATGTTACTGAATCTTTAATTGATAGTTTACCCAAACCAAGTGGTTGGAGAATATTAGTATTACCATTTACACCTAAAGATAAAACTTCAGGTGGATTAATCATATCACAAGAATCTTTAGACAAAGCACGAATCGCAACTAATTGCGGTTATGTTTTAAAGATTGGACCATTAGCTTATTTGGATAAAGAAAAATATCCAACAGGCCCGTGGTGCAAGGAAAAAGATTGGGTGATCTTTGCCAGATACGCTGGTTCAAGACTTCCAATTGAAGGCGGTGAAGTTCGTTTATTAAATGACGATGAAGTTTTAGGGACAATAAAAAATCCCGAAGATGTACTTCACTATATATAAACCATAGGAGAAAACTATGCCAGAAGACAAAAACGCAAAGACTGTTGACATAGATACATCAGGTCCAGGAGCCGAGGTCGAATTAGACGTCAAACAACCTGAATCAAACGAGATAGAGGTATCTAATGATAAAGACAACGTTAAGTCCATTGACACTGCTGCGCAATCTAATGAGCAGACAGATGTTAAGACAAGTAAACAAGAAACAGAAAACAAGGACCAAGGAACAGAAATAGCGTCCGAAGATACAGATAACAAGAAAGAATTAGAAGAATATAGTGAAGGTGTTAAAAAGAGAATTGCAAAATTAACTAAGAAAATGCGTGAAGCTGAAAGACAGCGTGAAGCTGCCATTGAGTATGCACGTAAAATTCAAGTTGAGAAAGATTCTCTAGCTGGAAGACTTACCAAATTAGATACAGGTTATATATCTGAAATGGAAAGAAGAATTAAATCATCCATGGAATCAGCTGCTGCTAAATTAGCACAAGCTAGAACTGATGGGGATTTAAAAGCTGAAATCGCCGCACAAACTGAAATATCTAAATTAGGATATGAAGAAGCAAGACTTCTTGATCTTAAATCTAGACAATCAGAAACAAAAGAAGTTGAACCAAAAATTCAACTAAATCAACAACAAGCTGTTCAACAAGAACAACCTATAACTCCAGACCCTAAAGCTCAAAATTGGGCTCAAAAAAATACATGGTTTGGACAAGATGAGGCAATGACGTACACAGCCTTTGGATTACACAAAAAACTTGTGGAAGAAGAAGGATATGATGCTCAAAGTGACGAATATTATGCAGAAATTGATAAAAGAATAAGACTTGAATTTCCGCATAAATTTGCTACAACATCACAAACGGCAACTGCAAAACCAGTTCAAAATGTAGCTTCGGCTAATAGAAGTGGAAAAAACAGTAACCGCAAAACTGTGAGACTCACGCCTTCTCAAGTAGCTATTGCTAAAAAATTAGGTGTGCCACTTGAAGAATATGCGAAACATATAATCACGAAGGAGTAAATGCATATGGAAAAAAACAAAAATATTAAGACCCCTCGTGCGAGCCAAACTAGAGACTCTGAAAAGAGACCTACTACTTGGACTCCACCGTCATCTTTAGATGCACCGCCAGCACCAGATGGTTTTAGACATAGATGGATTCGTACTGAAGTTTTAGGCTTCGACGATACCAAAAATATGACTGGTAAAATGAGATCAGGATGGGAGCTCGTAAGAGCCGATGAATATCCTGGATCTATTTACCCTGAAATCAAAGATGGTAAGTATGCGGGTGTAATCGGAGTTGGTGGCCTTGTGTTGGCAAGGATACCTGAAGAAATCGCAAAATCTCGCGAAGCTTACTTTAGAAAACAAATAGAAGCTCGTGAAGAAGCAATTGAAAACGATTTGTATAAGGATCAACACAAAAGTATGCCAATCAATAGTGAGAGGCAGACTCGTGTAACTTTCGGTGGTACAAACAAAAAATAATTTTTTGGTAATACCAACGATTAAATAAACTTAAACAAGGAAAAAACTATGGCTAATAGAAGCTCAGTAGGTTTTGGCCTACGACCGATTGGTAAAGTTGGTCAGAACAGAGATGCTCAAGGTTTAAGTGAATACTTAGTAAGTGATAGTCCAACTATCATCTATTTCAATGACGCTGTTAAAGCTACCGACGCTGGTACAATAGCAGTTGCAGGTGGAACAGATAAATTATTAGGTTCACTAAACGGTGCTTTCTACACTGATCCAACGACTCAAAAACCAACATGGAGGAATTATGTTCCTAACGTTGCAGCAAGTGATATTGTTGCATTCGTAAGTGACGATCCTTATGAAAGATTTGAGATCAGATCAAATAACACTGGCGCTTCAGCGACAAGTGATATCTTCAATAATGCAGATATTACTTATTTAGCTGGAGATTCAGCAAACTACGTATCAAGAAGCAGATTGAATGACAGTACTTTAAGTACAAATTCAGCTCAACTTCAGATACTTGGTTCAACAAAAGACACTGGTGACAATCAAATCACTCAATCACACGTTGTGTGGGTTGTGAGAATTAATGAACATCAGTTAACATCTACATCAGGAGTATAAGAATATGGCTATATCAAGAGGACAGCTAGTTAAAGAACTAGAACCAGGATTGAATGCTTTATTCGGCCTGGAGTACAAACGTTATGAAAATCAACATCTAGAAATATTTGATGTAGAAACTTCTGACAGAGCTTTTGAAGAAGAAGTTATGTTATCAGGTTTCGCAAATGCTCAAATTAAACCAGAAGGTTCTGGCGTTACATTTGACAATGCTCAAGAAACATTTACAGCTAGATACACTCATAACACTATAGCACTTGCTTTCGCAATCACTGAAGAAGCGATTGAGGACAACTTGTATGACAGACTTGCATCTCGTTATACAAAAGCATTAGCAAGATCTATGGCAAACACTAAGCAGGTAACGGCTGCTAACGTATTAAACAATGCGTTTTCAAGTTCGTTCCCAGGTGGAGACGGTCAACCTTTATTAGACCAATCTCACCCTACTATTGCTGGTTCATTTAGAAATGAACTTGCAACTGCTGCTGACTTAAACGAAACTTCATTAGAACAGTCATTGATTGATATCAATGCGTTTACTGATGAACGTGGTTTAAAGATTGCTGCAAGAGGTGTTAAATTAATTATCCCAAGTGAATTACAATTCACAGCGGAGAGATTAATGGCGTCTCAAGGTAGAACTGCTACAGCTGATAACGATATCAATGCAATCAAATCTATGGGAATGATTCCACAAGGTTATGTGGTTAACAACTTCCTAACAGATTCTGATGCATTCTTTATCAAAACTGACGTTCCAAACGGTATGAAGATGTTCGTAAGAGCAGCTATCAAAACGTCTATGGAAGGTGATTTTGATACTGGTAACGTTAGATACAAAGCTAGAGAAAGATACAGCTTCGGCTGGTCTGACCCTAGAGGTTTGTTTGGCTCACCAGGTGCTTAATATATAAGCATTTTTTATTTTAAGGGGTCTCTTTATGAGGCCCCTTAAGTATGTTAGAAAGACAGAATTATGACAAAATTGTTTCAAGTAAAAATTAGAGCGTATGGTCACATGGCTGATTTTAACATTGAAGCAGAAGATAGTGCAGAAAGTATAGAACAAGCTATCCTTGACAAAATAGGAAAAAAAGGTATATTACTTAAAGACAGCATGAGATCCTTTGCTAAGGATAAATGCTGGATAACCTATGAGGAGGTTGTAGATGATATCAGTTCAAGACCTTTACAAACAGAAAAGGTCGTTAGAACTTGATTGGGAGCAACACTACATTCAAGAGGGAAAATACACTCTTGATATGGTTAGGATTGACGAAAAGATAAAAGACGTCATTAACCAGATTAAAATGTCTGAAGCTGAAATAGCTCATAGACAAATTAAGGTAGAATTAGCTGCTCCTGAGTTTTCTGTAGCTAGCTAAACTAGCTATATATCCGAAAAGTAGATTTTCGATGCAGGTACCCCTTGCGCTATTTAATAAATTAAGCTATATTTCAATTACTATACATAACTTCTAATATCGACGCAGTATAGTCGACAGCCTAGAGACGATATTGGAACAACTAGGAGAATAAACTTATGGCAAATACAACTTTTTCTGGACCAATTAGAGCCGGAAATATTTTTAATACAACAGGAACTACACTTGGAACAAATGTTAAAAACATTGGACCAGTTGTACTTACTCAATCATCAACTGTTGCATTAACACATGCTACAACAAGTGCTACTGCACTTGGAATTATAATTCCAGCTAACAGTCAAATTATTAGTGTATCAATTCAAGTAGAATCACTTTTTACTGCTTCTAATACTACTACAATTGCTGTTGGTAAAAGTTCAGCAAGTGCAACTAACTTAGCTGCAGCGACTGCTGTATCAGCTACTGCTACTGGTGCTTCAATGTTACCAGCGAGCGCAGGTGCATGGAGAACTATAGGAACTAGTGATGTTGAATTATACGGAATAACAGTTGCTAACTCTGCAACAGCAGGTAAAGCAAGAATTGTTGTTACTTATAGTCAAAACGCTGATTTAGCAGCACTATAATAAATTATTTTAAGGAGCTCTTCGGAGCTCCTTAATTAAAGGAGAAAAAAATGGGAAGTTTTAAAAGTGACATACAAGCAACTAGATCAACAGCTGCAGCAGGAGTTACTGCAATTATTGCAGGGCCAATTCGTTTAAGAGGTATTATTATAGCTTCTGATGGTGCTGGAGCTGGCGCATTAGAATTAACTACAACTTCTAATTCTGGATCAACTTTATTTTATGGAGATGTTCCAAATGGTGATGTTATTAATTTTAGTTTTCCTGAAGATGGAATTTTATTTCCAAAAGGAATTTTTTGTAAAACAAAAACTAATATTACAGCGTACACATTACTAACAGATAAATATTCTGGACCTGGATTAACAGCGTAGGAGAAGCTAAATGGCTAACACTACTTCTGGAACAACAACTTTTGAAAAGACCTTTTATATAGATAAAATTATAGAAGAGGCTTACGAAAGAATTGGTATGTCCGCTCCAAGAACTGGACAAGATTTAGAGTCTACTAGAAGATCTCTAAATATTATGTTTCAAGAGTGGGCTAACAGAGGTCTTCATTATTGGGAAGTAGCAAGTAATACTATTTCCATGGTCAATGGTCAAAGTACCTATACAATTTATAGATCTGCTGCTGATGGTACATCAGATGGTACTCTTAGTTATTTAGATGGTGGAATTAATGCATCTGCTACTACAATTACATTAGATTCAGTTTGGCAATTTCCTGAAACAGGAACTTTATTAATTGGATCTGAACAAATTACTTATACAGGTACCGATACAGATTCTATGACAATTACTGGTTGCACTCGTGGTGCTAATGGTACAACAGCTGCCATTCATGCAGATAATACTGTAGTCTATGATTATAATTCTATAACTTATGGACCTGATGATATTTTAGAAATGGTTTATAGAAACACAGAACAAGTTCCTGTTGTTGATTTTCCACTTACAAAAATTAACAGATCTCAATACAGCGG